TATTCCTTTTTACGATGTCCGCTAGAAGGACACCGCCGGAATAATTCTGAAATGGTGCGGCCATTTCTTATTCAGGGTTAAGGTTTGCGGGTCTTCTAGCCACGATGGTCACAGCCACGTCATGGTTGGAAGATTGTTTGCGATGGTCACAGCCACGTCGCCAGACAAAACAACAATGGTCACAGCCACGTTGTTGAGTTGTCTTACCGGCCAGCTTCCCTCTTCAGCACAGCTGCGAGATCAGGGTCGGTAGTTTCCAAGGCCATTTGCTTGGTTAAGTTCATACTACCTTCCAACCAAGGATTAGCGACGCCTGCTGCACCAGCAGTTCCTGTAGTTGGCTTGGCTCCCATACCAGCTTGAGCACTAGGTTTGAAATGATGCTCGAAGCCAGAACCAGGATTCTTCAATTTGGCAAGGTAGACATTGATGTCTTGCTCGACACCACCGTCAAGCACCTTGACGCTGCCATCATCAGACTTTTTAAGATCGCTTTGAACAAGACGTAGCATCTGCTCAGCGTTGATTGCTCCAGCCTGACTAATCGCAGACAATGCTGAAGTTTGCATTGCCGCAGTCTCGTTGGAGTTACGAAGCTCATCTAGCTGCCTTTGCAGGTCAGTAATTTGCTGGTCTTTACTCTGAGCAGTCTTGTTGGCTTCCTCCCATAGCTCTTTCCACTGCCCTTGATCTTGCAGCTTTTGACGATTTTCTTGCTTTTGTTTTGTGTGCAGCTCGTCTAACTGCTGCTTGATGTTTTTTAAATTTTCTTCGGCCTTATCCGCACGCAGCTTTTGCGCTGCAACTTGCTGCTCGTATGCAGAAACATCAATGTTGACGGTGCTTGGAGTCTCAGCCACGGGCTGTTCAGAAGACGCCACGGGCGTTTCCTGGATGACTTGTTCTTCCATTACGAAGACGTTTCTTTTGTATTAGTTTGCTTTGCTACCCTAGTAGTTTTTGTCTTTTTTGTCGATTTAGGCATTGGACAAGCCTCTTTTTGCTTAATTTGCTCTGCCTCACTTAGATGCTCGACAGATTCCCAACGGTAAGTACCGTCAGATTGCAATACTCGCTGAATAGATTTGGTCATTCAGGTTGATCCTCCGCTTGGGCCACAGTAGGCAAGATTTCGCCTTGCACAAGCATCTCACGGAACTCATCCCGGTCGATGACCTTATCTTCAAACAGTTGAGCCATTGCTGCAATGTCTTGCCCGATAAGCCGTTGCAGGTCAAAGTCACGGCTAATCTTGACCTCAGGTGGCTCTAAACCTAAGTAGTCAGCAGCTAAGTCATACGATTTTTGCAAGCCCGACTCAAGATCCATCGAGACCATCGACAGCATTGAATTAGTGTCGATACGATCCAGGCGGCGGGCATCAGCAGATTCAGCAACAAACTTCTGTTGACTCAGCGTGCTGATCCCAAGCGTCGCCATCTGCTGCTGTAACTCCTGTATTTCCGCCGATTGCGCTTCAAACGCGCTTGATGCAGGCTCCACGTAATAGACCTTGTTACCCGGCTGGGTCGCCATCGCGTAATTAACGCTGATCGCCATATCCTTTGTCTGGTCATCCCAGCCTTCAAGGACAAGCATCGGTTGCGAAGCGATGTGCAAGCTGTGGATAAGATCCGCTTGCCGTTGATAATGGGCCAGATTGAGATGAGCAATATCTAGCAACGGCGGCTTACTCGTCAATGTATCCGTTTTATTGGCATAAATCGTTACCAGCGGAATCTGGCCAAGTGAAAAATCACCCGATTCAACCAACTCGTACTCCGCTGTAGCGTCGGATTGATCGAAGCTAGAGGGGTATGGAAACTTCCCTTGCATATCTTTCTTCGGCTCTTCTTGCCGGAAGACACGATAACGACCTGGCTCGATGACACGAATTTGGTCATAAACTTTTTCCCCGAACTCACCGTCAGGCACAACGGCTTTTTCACCAATACGCACTTGCGTAAGGTTGCCGTAGTTGACTTCTCGGTCCAGTCGCCACCCATAAACTTGGGTCGGATCCACTTCAATCCAATAGGGCCGACGATTAAGAGCACGCTCCTCAGCAAGACTTCTCGCGTCCGATGGCGCAGGAAAATCAACCAGAGTGTGGCAGTGCCCATAGGTCAGGGCACAGATCAGGAGCCGTCGAGCGTACTCATCTAGATCTGATCCACAACCATCAACATCCTTGTTGAAGACATTGGTCCAATATGGGTCTCCTTCGACACTAATCGGTTTACGCAGAATCAACCCGGCTGCTGCTCGAATCAACCGTTGTGTGTACGGCGTAAAAACTGATCGGTTGACCCGCGCCAGATAAGCGCTGTAATCCTCGCGTGGCTCTAGCGGTAAAAATGCTTCTGAGTTGTCCCGTAAATACTCTGTGCCGCTTGTCACGGCTTTCATAATCTCCCAGCCCTTCATCTGGTCGATTACTGCCCGTGTCCGGACGAACGGACTGTCAACACCTCCTAAATAGGAAGAGCTGACTAAATGCGTTCTTACCAGACCCGGCACAGAGTAGGTCATGACACCTCAAAAGTGAGTTACTAACAGCCCCATCGACGACGGGCCGCTTTACCCCGTTCACCTGTCCATCCACGACTACGAGCGCAAAAAGACTTCTTACGAGCGGCTTCTGCTTTGCTTTTAGGCTTACCCGTGACTGGCGGCTTCAAGTTTGAACCCGTTTCACGGTTATACCTGGCGCGGCCTTTAGCGGTAAGACCAGCACCTTTACTAGCAGGCAGTTTTTCACCACGCCCAACACTAAGGTTGGGACCACGTTTCCGTTTTTTACGCTCTGCCATTGTCCTAACCCTTACTCAAGGTTAGAAGTGATGGTGCTGCTGGTAACGAAGTTGCAGGTAGCAACAACTAAATCACCAACAGTAGACGTGATGTCCATGCTGGTAATAATTCCGCCAAAAGCAACAGAATCAGTTCCTGAAGAACTGCCAGTGGTAAACAACTCGAACGAAGCGTCTGCAGTGTCGTTGGTTTTTACGATGTCTTCGATCAAACCAGCTTGACCAGTTGCATCCGGGTCGTAAACCAGCTCAACTGTGCCAGAGCCGCTGATCAGACTGCCGACAAACTGACGGAAGGTGTTGCCGTGGACCGTAGTGTCCAACGTGTCTTTGGTGATGTTGAGCGTCCAGCTGCGAGTGCCGACAACTGTGGCAAGACTGCCAGCACCGGTTTCAAACTGGACCGATCCTTGCTCTCCGCGAAGAACAGCCATTTTTAGACATAAGAAGGGTCTATAACGCTCAGTCTAACCGCTAACCACCCACAAGCCATGTCAGCTTTTCTTCTTCTTGGCCTTACGTCGTCGGTGTTGGTACGAGATCTTCTTTGATCCAGTCTTTTCACGCTTAAAACGAGCCTTTTCTGCTGGGCTCATCTCTTTTGTTGTTTTTGGCGTTTTATCTGACACTCGCTTTGATGGACGACACGCCGGATAATCGCGTTTCTCGCCCTTAGAACGGCCACAAGGCTTCCCGGTCTTTATATCGACCCACTTCTCGTCAAACCATCTGCCAAGACCTCCACGGCCTTTACTTTTTGGTTTTGCGGGTTTTCGTGGTTTTTTTCGTTCCGCCACTGGTTGCTTTCCGATAAGTGCCACCACGCTTCTTATATTCGCGCACCAGCCACGCATTTGCATACGCGCTTGGGTACACCGCGAACTTGCGCTTGGCTTCAGCTTTAACTCGGTTGTAAAGCGTCTTGTTTACTGGGACGTTTTCAGTTGCCACAGCTGCACCGCATCTTCTTGCTGCCTTTCTTCATGCCCTTTTTCTTCTTGGGCGGACGACCTTTTTGCGTGCCGTAAGTTCCAGGTCCCTTAGGCATGACAAATTAAAATGGGCTACACCCAGCTTAACTGCTCTTACCGGCGTATTCCAGCGTTACTTGACGCCGACGGTTCTCAGGCGACCTCCAACTCGGGAACTTCACCAAGATTGACGGGTCCAGTACCTCCTCAGGCGGCTGCAGCGTCCTCCAGCGGTGGTCACACTCACGGCAAACCCGATCACGCACTGAATCTCCCTCTTGCGACGTGTATTTCCCCAAAACACGGGTGTCGTTTGACCCGCACTTGGGACAGAGAGGCGCATTCAGCGGACGAAACATCCTTAATACAGGCGGTATGTCGTAGTTCCCATGGCCTCAGGCTTGGCCAAGTTGAACTGCTGCAACACAAGATACCCGAAAGCGTCAAACGCATGATCCACCCCTAGATTTTTGTTAGGAAGGCCCGTGCCAGGGGCATACGTCAACGTCCGCAACGACTTGATCAGCTCCTTACAACGCGGATGAATCTTGACCCTTCGCGCTCCAGTGGCATCCATTAGCCCCGTGTTGACCGCTGTGATCTTGTCTCGGATCTTCCACGGTGATCTGGGGCTTTGAACCGTGAAACCGCTACGCCTGAGGATTGCGTGGTCCGTGACGCCTACACCACTCGTCTTCCTGGCTCCGCCTGTTGGGTCAGGGCACGCGATAACCCTCCGATCCACCCCATATCGACTGGTCACTTCCTCCGCAAAATCCCAAGTGGTCGCTCCACCCGTCAACATGATCTCGTCAAACACGTAAAGCGTGTCCTGATCCTTGACCGCGCAGATGCCGCTCATGGGATCCACGTTGAAGTCAACGCCCAACAGCAACGGCTGGATCGAGATGTCCTTTGCTTCTGTGGAAATGTTGTCGTCGGAAAAACTGACAGCCACCAAACCAGTTAAGTTCTCGAAGGACGCTTCAAATTCCTGGCGGAACGTGCGCGTATCAAGTTGAGCGCGGGCTGCTTCGACCTCTTGCTTACTGACGTTTCCGCCTTCAATCGTTGTATAGCACCATCGCTGCCAATCTCCTGTTTCGTCGTCTGGGACATAACACCACAAGTCATAAAACCAACTAGCTGTACCGTCTGGCGTCGAAATAAACAACGCCCAACCCTCCTTATCCGCTAAAGCAGGTCGAATCACCTCAAACCACACCTCTGCATCCATAAA